AAATCAAACAGCAGAAACATTAAAAACACAAGCAACAGATAATCTTTCTTTATATCAAAAAGCTATTGATACAATGACTAATCCAAGCAGTAAAAATGGTTTTATTCCTGATCAAAAGAAAATTACAGCAAACATTATTCATTTACTTAAAGATAAAGATGTTGATACTGGCCCTATTGCTAATTATTTTGCTACCAACACAGGACAAGAATCTTTAAATCATAAACAACAAGAATTAGCTAAATATCTTGAACAACGTATTCAAAATCAAAATCCACAATCTGTTCAAGATTTGGCAAGTATGCACAAAGCTTATGGGTCTATTAGTCTTAAAAAAGACGCTCTTATAGATTTAATGAGAAATGAAGCTGGAACTATTACAGCCAATGATTTGTTTAATAGAGGCATTATTAAAAATGGTGGAAATGGAACTAATCCTGATTTAAATGCAATTAATAATTTTAAATCTCAATTTGCCATGTATGCTAATGATCCTACATTAATGAAAATTATTGCTGTAACAGGTGAATCACCTAAAGCTCGTATTGATAAAGAAGATAAAGACGCTTTAAATAAAATTTTATCAGGTATGACAAAAGAACAAAAAGCTGCAATGGCTCAAAAACGTGAAAATTTATTAAGACTTGTAAATGGACAATAAAATGGATGATAATGTAATACGTTTAACATTACCAACTATTCAAGTTGGCCCTGAAGAAGCCAAAGCTGAAGAAGATCAAAATATTAATGATCTTATTTTAAATTCAGGTGGAGAAGAAACTCAAGAACCCAATCAAAATGTTAATGAATTAATTACAAATGCAGAACCATATCAAGAACCTGAAACAAGCACTTTATCAGGTGAATGGAAACAAAGACTTGAAGCTCTAGATAGATATACTAAACTATTTTTAAAAGGTTCATCACCAACTTTAGTGGGTGCAACAGCAGGCGGTGCATTAGCAGGGCCTCCAGGCGCTGTATTTGGTGCTGTATCAATTCCTATTGCTGACATGATTACAGGTCTTGCTAATAAGTCTTTAGATACCCACATGAAACTTCCTAGTGAAGCTATCGCTCATCTTGTTGCACCAAATATTGAGCCTCCAAAAACATCAGGCGAAAGAGTAGCTTATGCGTCAGGTTCTGCTTTAGGTGGAACAGCTTCTGAATTAGGAACTTTATCAAGATTAGCACAAACAACATCTAATCCTGTTACACAACAATTAGCAAATCAATTAGTTCAAAGATCAGGAACTCAATTAGCAACTGCAGCGCCTATTGGTGCTACAGCTCAAACTATAAATGAAAATGTAGATAGTCCATTTGCACCATTATTAGGATTGGTTGCTGGTGGCGTTATTGGTGGAACTGCAGGATTAAGAACAACAGCTAAATCAGCAGAAACTGTATCAGCAGAATCTTTAGCTGCAGAATCAAGCAATTTATTTCAAAAAGCAAAAGAATCAGGAATTACTTTTGATAAAGACAATTTTGCAAATACTGCAAAATCTTTTGGTTCAGATTTAAGAGAAGAAGGATATACACCAAAATCATATCCAAAAATAGAATCTGTTTTAGATGAAATGCAAAATATTGCTACACCTAAAGATTTTACAGAATTAAAGTCTATTAGAAAAATGATTCAAGGCGCTCAAAAAAGCACAGATGCAGAAGAAAGAAGATTGGCTACTATATTAAAAGATAAGTTTGATGATTATGTAGTAAACGCTCCTGAAGGATTTATTAAAACAGGTTCTAAAGAAGGTTTAGATGCTTGGAAAAGTGCTAGAGATTCATATAGCAAGCTTAAAAAAGCTGAAATGTTTACCGATATGCTTGAAAATGCAGAAATAGAAGGAAGAACTAGATATACAAATGCAGGCCCTGAACATTCTTTAGCAAGGCAACTAACAGCTTTAGTTAAAAATGATAAAAAGATGCGTATGTTTACTGCTGACGAGCAACAAGCTATTAGAGATGCAGCTAAAGGTGGTTCTGCACAAAACATACTTAAAGTTATGGGTAAATTTGCACCAACAGGTGTTGTAAGCGCTATGTTTAGCACTATGTTAGGGGCTGTTGCACCAAAAATTGTAATACCTGCTGCGGCAGTATCAACAGTTGCAAAAAAAGTAGCTGCTCAACAAAGGATGCAAGATGTAAATAATTTAGCAGATATGATGAGATTGGGTAGAAAACCTGCTTTAGAATCAAGATTAACAGATGTTCCAATTACAACTTTAGGTGGAACTATTGCTTCACAAAAAACAAATAAAAAAAGACTTACTGATTTAATACCAAAATAAAGGACAACCATGAGTGTATTATTATCCCCAATAGGAAACGGAATAAACTTCCTAACAACCACAGGTCAGCCACTTAACGCTGGTCAGCTTTATACCTATCAAGCAGGTTCAAGCACGCCACTTACAACTTATAGTGATAATAATGGACTTTATCCTAATAGCAATCCTATTATTTTGGGAACTGACGGAAGGCTTCCTAATGAACTTTGGTTAACACAAAACTATTATTATAAATTTGTATTAGAAGATTCAAATAACAATTTAATAGCTACATACGATAACCTATACGGAATCCTTGCTACATCTAGCGGTGGTGGTTCTACAAGCGTTCCTAGTGGCGTTATTATGATGTGGTCAGGCTCTATTGGCTCTATTCCTAGTGGTTATTATTTATGTAATGGATCAAATGGAACACCTGATTTAAGAGATAGATTTATTGTAGGCGCTGGTAATCTTTATTCAGTAGCACAAACAGGTGGTAGTGCAGACGCTATTGTGGTATCACATACCCATACTGCAAATTCTGTAACATCAGTTACTGATCCTGGTCATAGCCATTCTATTCCATTATTACAAAACGTCAACGGCTATGGTTCTAACTCTGGTGGTGTAACAAATTCTACAACTGGAAATGTAACTACAAATACAGCATTTACTGGTATTTCAGCTACAACCAATACAACAATCGCAGTAGCAGGTAATTCAGGAACAGGAGCTAACAACCCATTGTTCTATGCTCTCTGTTACATAATGAAGTCATAATCATGATTAAACATAATTTAAATGAAGTAGATCATAGATTAAGCACTCACGAAGAAATTTGTGCTTTACGTTATGAAGCAATCAATGCAAGATTAAAGCGTTTGGAACAGATTTTGCTTGGTGCAGTAGGCGCAGTTTTGTTATTATTAATAAGTAATCTTTTAAAATAAGGAGTTTATATGCAATTAATTAAAGATTTATGGGCTGTTGTTCAGTCAGTATTAGCAGTATTTAAAACATTAATCGGTTATGTAAGAGCAGTTATTTTTGCTGTGGAAACATTCATTGGCAAAATTGCTCATAAGAAAGAAGTTGCAGCACCTGTTGCTCAACCTGTAGAAGCACCAACACCTGCTGTTCCTGCACCTGTAACCAATGAAAATGGCGCTACAACTACTGTAGCTCAATAATGAATTGGTTAGTTCAAATAGCGCCTACGATTGCTAGTGCGCTTGGTGGCCCATTAGCAGGCCTAGCTGTAACTGTATTATCTAAAGCTTTAAATGTAGCACCGCATGAAGTTAATGACATGATTCAGTCTAATAAACTTAATGCAGATCAAATAGCTCAAGTTAAAGTAGCAGAAATAGAATTACAACGTCAAGCACAAGAATTAGGCCTTGACTTTGCTAAAATAGAAGTCGCTGACTCTGTATCTGCTCGTAATATGGAAATTACCACTAAATCCCATATTCCAGCAATATTAGCTTCAATTACAACTATCGGATTCTTTGGGATACTTACTTTGTTATTCTTTAATAAAGTTGATCCTACCAATAACGCTTTGATGATTATGTTGGGTTCATTAGGAACTGCATGGACTGGCGTTATATCTTTTTACTTTGGATCATCTCATGGCAGTCAATTAAAAGATCAAATGCTTTATCATTCAACACCTGAAAAACCAAGCGAAGAATGAACATAACCGAACATTTTACATTTGAGGAACTTTACGCATCTGAAATAGCGGATCGTAACCATATTGATAATACACCGACTGATCCTCAAGTATTAGATAATTTAAAAACAGTAGCTTTGAACCTTGAAAGCGTCAGGAGATTACTTGGCCATCCTATTCATATTAATAGCGCTTATCGCTGCCTACTTGTTAATGGAATGTTGGGAAGTAAACCAACGTCTGCTCACGTTAGGGGGTTGGCTGCTGACATCATTTGCCCTTCTTTCGGTAGCCCTGTGGATATTGTCAACGCTATTATTTCTAGTGGTATTCAATACGATCAAGTTATTTTGGAGTATGATAGATGGTGTCATATTGGATTTGCAGAAGAAGGCAAAGAACCAAGATTAGAACAATTAATTATTGATAAAGAAGGAACTAGACATTATGGCAACTAAACCTACATATAAAGCAGAGAAACCAGCTATTCGTAGCGAATCTAAAGACTATATTGTTAAAAGAGTAAATGGTTTGGAAGAAGAATTAAAAAGACATGAAAAAATGGATTTATTAAAAGCTCATCCACTTCCTAATATGCGTAAAAAATGAAACAAGATCATTTTGACGCTATGTTGATGTTTGTTACTACAATGTGTTTAGTTAGCATACTTGGAGGCTGTTTAAAATTATGCCTCCAAGCATACGAATACGCATTATGTTACTTGCGTTAATTACTTATTCATTACATACATTGTAACTTCAAAGCCAAAACGCATTTCTGTTGCAGCTGGTTTAGTCCACATAATTATTCCTTAATATAATCCAAGCAAAATAGCTTGTATATAAAATTATGTTCTTTTATATAAACAAAACCATCAGTAAAATCATTATTTATCTTTAAGCCTATCTGCAACCAATAAAGCATATCCAGCAATATCATCCCAATGATCTGCATGGTCATGGTTACCATAAATAATACGACTTAATTTAACTA